ATCAAAATTGTAATATATGAGGGGGGCAATCAAGCCCCCCTCTTAAATCGTATTAGTAAAAAATAATCATGATGAAGGAGGATTTAATCATGGAGACAGAAATCACAATCAAACCAACTTTTAAAGTCAATGGGACAAGTTTCATTGGTCATATAAAAATATCCTATGAAAAACTTGTTTCAGTGTTTGGTAAAGAACATATCGAAGGAGATAAGTTTGATAAAATACTATGCGAATGGGCATTTGAATTTCCTGACAAAACAGTTGCAACAATTTACAACTATAAAACAGGAAAGAATTACGACCCAGTTGACGGTTTAGATAAAGAAGATATTGATATGTGGCATATCGGTGGCAAAGATGAAAAAGCATTTCACTACATAAGACTTTTATTGTGGGGTAAAGCTAAAGCAGGAGGTTTAGGATACCCACGAGCACTTTATCTTTAGATAGTGAGAGGGGCAAGAATGCCCCTCCCAACCTCGTTTTAGTAACTCTAACTTTAATCAAGGAGGTTAAAATGATTGAAGTGTCTATTAATGATACAGGAAATATTGTTGTCAGTGATAATTCTATTTTCACAATCTTAAAAGAGCAGGGCTAACAACCCTGCCGTCTTAGTAAAAAAAATTATTCATACAGGAGGATATTATGGATAACTTAAGAGCAATAAATCTAGCCGAAAGAATGTTAGACCCAACAAACAAAGAAGAATATTTTGAGGCTTGGCAACATTTAGTTGACACTGGATTAGCTTGGACTATGCAAGGTTGGTTCGGTAGAACTGCAATGGACTACATAAATCTAGGCTTGATAAAAAAGAAAAAAGAGCAGGAGTAACCCTCCTGCTCTAATAGTCTTAGTAAAAACAATTCATATAGGAGGATATTATGAATGAACAAGTTTCCACTTTTATTGACCAACTTACTAATTATGATTGGATTGACTCATATGTTGAGTTACAGCCACATTGGGAGTTTGATTGGTCAAAAGATAAAAACACTGCACCAAAAGGATTAATGGTAACAATGCTTGTGGCATTGTGTGACTCTGGTTTAATTGACGAAAGCACCATGCTTAAATTGATTGATGAAAGAGTTGAGATTGAGATAGACCCAGATTATCTCATGACAATTGATGAACTCAAAGAAAAGTATGGTTCACCAGACACCCCAGACATTGACACAATTGAAGAGGTAAACAATCCAGAGCAGGGCTAACCCCCTGCTCGATATCGTTTTAGTAATAAATATAATCATAATAAGGAGGTAAATATTATGATAGAAGAAAAAGAAAACAACATTTTGCTTGACAGCCATGGTGATTTATTTGGTTTAAAAGCTAATCAAGTTTTTAATGTTCATTCTGAAAACGCAAATATAGTTCATTTCAGAATTGACAATCCAAGAAGACTGGAATTGACTCAATCAAGATACCATTCAGATGTTGAACTTTGGTTATCAGATGACATTGAGCAACTAGAAAAACTTGTTGAATGGGCTAAACTTTTACATAAAGGTGCCAAGAAACACCTCAAAAAATTACAGAAGGTGGAGGTTGAGTCCTCCACTTAGTCTATCGTTTTAGTAATAAAAAAATTGAGGGGCATCAAAAGGAGGCATAGATGCCAAAATTAGGATTAAACATAAATGAGTTAGCAAAGAAAATTACAGACCAAGCAGAGAAAAAAGTTGACATGGTTGTAGACAGCAGGAGTATGCAATTACTTCCAGTTGAACAAGACGATGTAACAACTAATGCACCAGTCTTAATGAGTATTGATGACTCAAAGCAAATGGAGATTACATCCACTGCACACAGACAACTAGCAACTAGGTTGCAAATTCCTTACGCTTACTACGAAAGAGTAATGAACAACAACCCAGTATTGTTAGCAGAAAATGTTAACAACTGGCTAGGACAAACTCAAAACAAAAGAATGATTAGAACTTATCAAGCAGACGGTTCAACTGTCTGGGATTTGATGAGGGCTGACTTGTCTAACAAGTATCTGACTTTTGATAATGAAGATGTCGCCGAGGCTGTGTTGCCTGTAATGTTTGATGAGCAACTAGAAATTATCTCATCCAATGTTACTGAGAAAAAACTCTACATCAAAGCTGTAACTGACAAACTTACAGGTGAGATTGAAAAGGGTGATGTTGTCAGAGGTGGTGTAATCGTAAGTAATTCAGAAGTTGGATATGGTTCTGTAAATGTTCAAGCATTCATCGAAAGATTAGTTTGCATGAAC